TGCTTCTGTCAGATGGTCTATAATGCCGGAACGTGTATACATCGTGGCTTTTTCTTTTTCTCGTTGCGCTTCTGCGTTGTCTGTTTTCTTTAGGTCAATACCAAGTGTGGCCGGTGAGATAAGACCTTGCAGACACATGTCAAGAGCGTTTGCAAATCCGCTTGCGTAACTCTCTGTTCTGAGTGCCGGTGCATAGGTGAATAGTCCCGGCTGTTTTCCATCTTCGCTCATGGTTGATTTTGTAGCAACAAAGATATCGTCGAACTCTTTAGGTCGCATGATCTCGCCAGACTTCGGGTCACGCTGGAACATGTCCTCGGGGAAAAACTGTTTTACTCGCCCTTTCCTGTAATCGTCCCACCATTCGCTTACTACTTCGTCTAATGCGTCAAATGCGTCGTTTTTTGAAGACAACAGTGATTCGCCTCTGCCATCGTATAGAGTTGACTTATCAAACATTAACGGAATATCAAGCCTGCCACCTGACCATGTTACAAGCGGTGTTTCTACCGCTATAAGGTCTGTTTCTTTTTCAACGCCATCTTCTAACCGGTACATTTTGGTTTCTATCTGTCCGTCGGTATAGAACTCTTTGCGAACAAATGTTCCATAGTCGTTTCTGAACACGTGCGAGAAGATAGTCCCAACATTACGCCCACGATTATACATGTACTCGACATAATCAGCCCCGTAGAACTCTATTATCGGATACTCGCTTACATCAGGGTCAAAGCCAATCTTAAAAGCGCCATCGCCGGTGACAAGAGTTTCGCTGATAGATTGTTTTAGCAGTTCCTGGAACTTGTTATCTTCTGCGATTTCTTCCCATAGCTCGTTGGTTGATTCGTCTGGAATTTCAAACCCATCAAAGTCAGACGCTACGATGTCAGTTAGCCTTGACACTATCTGCGACGGAATATCAACGTGTATTTTCCTTATAGGGTTATCAGAAATAGTCGCCCAGAACCTCGAACGCCCAACCGGATCAATAAACTTCTTAAAGAATTGGTCTAACTCGTTTGCGTCGCCTCTATACCAAATGCGATTGCGTAGAACCGTCTGATCGTGGGTTAATGCTTCTTTAATCGTGACCGCCCCTTTGTCCTGAGCCGGTTCAATTTCAAGCCATGTTTTAATTGCGTTCTTTAGTTGTTTTACAATGCCCATCTTCTCACCTCAATAATAATTGCTTGAACGGCTGTATAGAATACTCGTCGCTGTCTAAGCAGTCAACAGGATAAGAGCCATCGTCAACCCTTACCCATTCTTTATCAGCGTATTCGTCACTGTCCCATAAAGCGTTCTCGTATGCTTCGAACCATTTTGACAAATGATTAGCTATTTTCTTCCTGCCCTGATTGATTAGAATGTTTTGCAGATTGATACGGTCTACTATACCATCCTTTTTGTATGACGGAACTATCTTAATGCCGTAAAAGCCTGACTTGTCTAATGCCGTTCTAAGTGCTTGTCTAAATAGTTTGTCAGCTGATTCAGCGAACACTGTGCAATGCGCTATTTGCGGATATACAAGAGTCCACGGCTTTATGAACTGTACTATGTCGCTCGCATATGCTGCGTGGTCTTTGCCTGATTCAATGCCTTGCTTATGGTAGTATCCGTCTATCATGATCACGTGTTCATATCCAGCAGTAAAGCCGTTTAGTGTCGCTACGGTTGCGTCTGTACCGCCTACATCAACGCCTATCGTGAAGTCTATGAACTTCTGATCTCTTATCCAGTCCTTAGTTACAGCGATGTCCTTGTAGCGGTAGCCTGTGTATATGCGTCCTGTTGCAGCTGTGCGTTGTCCTAAGATGTCACGTTTGAACCATTGACTATCCCGGTCATACGTTGCCATGAGTACCCTCAGCTGATTGTCTGTTATGGATAGATTATCAGCGACGGTAAAATGTCCGTAGTTATAGCCGTACTTGGGATTAGTTTTTTGCTGTTCTTCGTGAAAGTCTGCGATATCTGTGTAAAACCAATGCCGCGGTGGTTTAGGGTTCAAATCAAATATCAGGCACCTATCATTAGATGCCAGTGTTCTGTCAAATACTTCTTTAATAAACGTAGCGCAACACTCGTTAGCTTCTGATATGTAAGCTGATCCGATTGAGAAGCCTTTTATGCGTGCAGCATCGTTTTCTTTTGCGCCGCCTGCGATGATAACAATCTTCTCGCCTGCCTTACATTGTATGTAGAGTGCGTCTCTATCCTTGTATTGTCCTGTTCGGCAGCGCCCCTTGAATATGTGTTCAAGCCCAAAACCGTTTGAATCGATTATGTTCATCTTAGTTGTTGACAAGCTTACACCGCCGGCAAGGTGTATTTTGTCTGGGTGTGTTTCGAGTTTGATCGCCCACGCTATCAGGTTAATAACGTTCTTAGATGCCCTCTTGCCGCCCTCAGCGATTGACAGCCAGTTATTCTGTACTTTTAATATATACTCAGTCTGGCGTTTCGTCAGTGGCGCGTACGGTATCATCTACTTCTCCCATAAAGTCATTTAACTTGCGTTCGTCTGTTGGCTTGTTGACAAGATCAGCGATTGACTGTATCTGCTTGATTGACATTTCGAGGTTATCACTTGATATGATGTTCTCTTGTTTATCTCGCCATTCGGCCGGCTTACGATTCTTGAGCCAGAAGATTTGCGCCGTCGTGTCTGGTGGTTGATGCTTGATTACCTCTTTGGTTACAACAAGGTTATACACCGGATCGCCGTTTGCGTCTTTGCCTACCATAGCACGCTCTGAGGTGGTTTCCTTGTACTGATAGCCTAATGCTCTTTTAAGCAGTGAGTTCTCTACTTCAATGTCAATAACCTCTTTGCCTTTTTTTAAGGCGTCCGAAAATTCTTTGTATTTTTTCTTCCATTCATACAATGTAGACAGCGTTATACCTATGTTTTTAGCTATCTGTTCATTTATCAATCCATCTCGTGTCCAGGCGGTTACTTTGGTCAAACCGCCATCTTCAATGAAGTCTGTGTATTTCGACATTTATATCACCACCTGCCTTTTCTCGTGTCTAACCCGAAATAGTTGTACCCTTGTTCAAACATATATAGGATACTGCCATTATTTCCAGGTTTCAACGATAGTAAATGTTCATCTACTGCTTCGCTAAACTCCTGAGTGGTTATTCCTTCTTGTTTCAGAAGGTCTATTACTTCTTGTATATATACTTCTTGTTCATCACTTACTCTTGGGTGTTTAACCTCTTTTAGTTTATCAAGCTTTGTCAAATAAATAGAGACAAAATCATCAGATGCTTGCAGATGATGTAAACGCTTGTCTTTGTTGTTAGTCTCTGTAGTAGTCTCTGGTAATGGTCTGTTCATTTTGGCATGACCATCTGTCCAATTTGAGCAGTCCATCTGTTCATTTTGAACACATGGGGAATTGTCAATACTTTTCAGCTTTTGATAATCTATTGTATACCACCTTGTTCTGTCTATTTTCAACTTGTTATAGTTGCCTACAATTATCAGACCTTGCGATTCAAGTGATTTGATCGTTCGTCTTATTGTGCTTACGCTAAAGAACGGAAACTCTTTCTGCCAATTGTCGTATGAGTTGTACGTCCAGTATCTGCCGTCGTGGTAGTTCATTCTGCGTTCTTCATTTTTGATTAGCCAGTAATGGATTTGCTGAAGTACTATAGCTTCATTCAGTCCAATCTTTGATGCTAACCCTTTAAGGATAATCAGCGGATACTCGTCTAATAGCATTGTATTCATTTTTACACCTCGGAATGTGTTTTGTCTGCTTCCCTTTGCAGAACTTCGGAAATACAAAAAAGAGAATGTCAGGGCGTTTCCGATTCCGCCTTTTCGCTTCGTCAAGCTATACATTCTCTACTGTATGGTGGACATAATGGGATTCGAACCCATGTTGCAACCGTTTCCATTTTGGAAATAGTTGCCTTAACCTTTTACGCCCGTGTTGAGAGCCTCTCACTCTCTCGAACGTTCGTTGTTCGTGGCAGAAACTTAATTCCGGCAGACATCGCCAGTAACCAAGAGTGAACATTTAACATCTGCCATATATCAGGACGCTATCCTGAATGCTGGTAGTTGAGTTTAACGCCTGATCGACTAACGGCACTTTACTATCTTATAACTTCGTGTATTTCTGCACTTTTATCTATTTCGTCAACTATCCTTAACCTTCTTGCGGTATCATCTGAATAGCCTATAGTCAATAAGTATTGACGCATTAAATTAAGCACTTCTTCGATATCGGTATCAAAATGTGTTGTTTTCATCGAAATAGTGTGAGTGATGCCCTTCTTTTCGTATATGAAAGTGTGAGTAGTTTCCATAAGGTCACTCCTTTGCACCGAATGTTATATATTATTTGGGGCAGGGCAAGGATTTGCACCTTGCACGACACCGGGCTTCTGTTGTGTCTGACTAATGCCAATAGAGCCAGCGAACCTCTTCGCAACCTGCCATATAACGCCCCACGCATGAGGCGAGCACTTTAGCTGCGCCATGCTGCGGGTATTCTCCGCTCGCTTTCCTTAGATTGCGCCTTAATCCCTATTAATATTATACCATATTTCGATGTTTTTTGTTTATTCTTTGGCAAAACCTAAAGCTTCAAACCCTGATGTTACTGTGTTTATCAGATCGTTTAATTCTTTTCCGCTTTTTGCTTTAAGCGTTTTTACTATAATGGGTTGCCCCTCTGTTTTTGCGATAGCAAGTGCCCATCTTCCGTTGGCTGATGTGTTCTCTTGTATTTTGTAAGTGTTCATTGCTTTGCTCGCTTTCTGCCTTGCAAGGCTTATTTTATGATTTCTACAACAACTGCATCTTCTATTATTATTTCGCCGTCATCTTCGCCTCTGGTTGCTACATTACCTGCAATAACTGCCATGTGCTCGCCGGGGTAGTACCCT